GGTCGTACAGCTCGTCGCATGTCTCAAGCAGGCCGTGTGCCTGCAGCCAGCCGGTCGGCCAATAAGTTGATCGTTTGCACCAAAACGAATTTATTTGCATCAGGCCGTGGCTGCCGCCCATCGGGTCGTCGGGGTTGTGTGCGCCTGGTGTGCAGCGTGATTCTCGATGCAGCACGTTGGCTAGGCGTGCCATTTCGGTGGCTGGCCAGCCGACATCAAGCGCCAGCTGCAGGGCTAGTTCACAATCCGATTTGGGTTGGGGGTCTACCCAGGCGGTTGTGCTGGTGCTGCTGGTTGGGGCGGTCAGGGCTGCCATCGGCGCTTCCATGTATTGGATGCTCGGTGGGGATGCTGCCAGGATGCCGTCAGACGCGTCAGGAGCGTCGTAGAGCGCCGATAACCCTAAAAGGCTGGCTAGATACCCCAAAATCAAAATAGGGGCTTTAAATGCGTGCATAGTCACTTCCTTTCGTCGGTGACAGAAACCCTACAGTACGGGTTCAGGGTTGTGGTGGATTTGGTGCGAACACCTTGTCTAGTGCGGCTTTCATGGCTTCGGGGTTGCGTGCCATGGCTGGCGAAATCTCAATGTGGTACCAGTCTCCGCCTGGTGCGCCCGAGACGGTGCGGTTGTCGTATTTCCGCCACCGGCCACGGTCACAACGCCAAGCCCTGCCCCACGGGTGGGGGAAATAGTCGATCACCATTTCCAGGCCGATCGCGTCAGCGTTCTGCACAAGCTGCTGAATGACCTTCAGCATTGGCTGGCGTTCCTTTGAGCCGACAATGGCTTGCGTGTTGGGGTTGCGCATAAAGCGCCATGACATGTCTACAGCGCGGCCGGTGGCGTGCACGCTGGGCGTTGATTTGCCGCGCATGTTCCTGATGACAAATGCGCCGTTGTTCCATAGGCCGCGGTTGGTTTCGCGCTCAAGGCGGCGAATCAGCATTTCTAGCCCTGGTGTGATGCCAGCGGCGTTGCCATCAAACCCGGTGTAGGGGCGGTGGCTAGTGGCCGCTGTCGGTCGTTTCTTGGCTGCCACGGCCAAAGGCTTTGTCGTTCGGATTGAGCCACCGCAGCAGTGGGGGTACTACTGCGGCGACACCTGCGGCCAGCAAATTTTTTAAGCTGGTTTCCCCAGACAGGTACAACGTGAGCACGGCCGACACGAACACTCGGGCGTAGCTGGCGATCATGGCTTTGTCGGCTTTAGTCATGGTTTTCTATGTGCCTGTCTATTTTGGTTTCGATTCGGTCAAGACTGTCGGCAATGATTCCGTGGTCTTTGTGCTGGTTTTTGAAGCCTCGATGAATAAGAGCGACAACAATACTGAAACAGCCAGTAACGATGACAGCCATAAGACCAGTATCCATACCACTACGGTGCCGGGGGGTACGGGTTGTCGGCTTTGACTTTCGCGACTGCTTCAAGCCATTCTTCTTGTGTAGCGTCGCCGCGTTGCCACTTGAAGAACAGCGGATCGGACTGCTGCTCGTAAGCCAGTAGGCGGGCGGCTTCAACAGCGGCCACCTGCGTTTCGTACTGCACTTGCGGCCAGAGTGCGTCCAGTTCGGCCTGCGTCGGCTTCGGTGACGGGTCCATCCATTCAAGGCCGTCATAGGTGTCGCCGTTCAATGCCCAAATGGTGCCAAGGTATTTGCTGCTAAGAATGCGTGTGTAGTCAATCATGCGCTGATCTCCATAACCGTGATACTTGATGGAGTTCTGGCGAATGTTGCGTTATCGGTGTCCGAGCCGCTGCGATTTATGTAGGCCGTCCCTGCGTTACCAATTCTTGCTTGTATTTCGTATGTTGTCGCGGAAGTAGTTGCCGGACTATCTAGATAACTCAACGTGTACATGGTTATTCCCTGTCCGATGTCCCATTGAGACTCACCTCGAACCCACCCAGCGGCCTGAACGCGACTGCCGGCTGCACCACCGACAAACGATGTGGAGTTGCCGCCAGAAATTCTGATGTTTGCGCTGTTTCCGACGACGCTGTTTGAGACGGACAATGAAACAGCTGCAACGATCAAAATTTTGCTTGATGTTGATGACGGCGTGATCGCGGCACTTAGCCCCGTCACCCCTGTGTATGTCGTGCTAGTTGTGCTGAATGTGTCCGTTTTTGTTGTGCTGACGACCTGCAGGACACGGAACGCGCCGCGCAGATCGTTCATTTGTGCTGCGGTCAGCACTTGGCCAGCAGTAAACGTGGCAGGGAGTGTGGTGGGGGTTGCCATGCAATCAGCCTAGAACATTGTTTTCGTCAAGACGACCATACACGGCATCATCAAGCAGCAGGTCAAACACAGGGGTGGCTGGGCTGGTGTAAACCCTGACGCTATGCCCACGGTCAAAATCAATGCGGTGCTCGACCCCCTCAATGCTCAAATCCTGGCCAAGGGGGCTTGCAACGCCACCAATCAAAATGTCCTTCTCAATCGTCACATAATCGCCGAGCTCAAGAATGGCGGCCGCGTCACGTTGACTGGCTGTCAAGCTGCCAAACCAGGTGTCCACCGAGTCAAAACGGGCTAGCGGTTCAGGTGACAGCAAATAGTCAGCCAAGTCAGCTGCGGCTGTGTTGTCATGCAAAAGACTGTCCGTGATGAACAGCGATTTGATGAAATAGGTGGCTTGTGATGTTGCATCTGATGCGGTTTGGGTGCTGCCGCCAGCAGGTTTGACATTGACCAAGTTGATGATGTCCTCAGCCCGGAACGCAATTGACAAATCACGGTAAGGAGCGCCAGTGCCGTCATCACGAAAATCAATCACTGGTGAGCCGATCACAAACCCAATGCGGTTTTGGCTGACTAGTACGCCTTCTCGGTCAATGAAAATGCGGCCACGTTCAGCCGAGTAGGTGATTTCGTCAAAATAGGCTTTGACGTTGGTGCCGTCATCAATCGAGTATGCGCCGCCGCCGCCCAGCTCAACGGTGCCTGCCGCAATGTCTCGAGCGCTGCCTCCTGGGTAGTCCACCTCAGCCAGGTCAAGTACCCAGTTGATGCGGTCGCCAGTGAATTCTTTGATTGGGTTTTGCCCTGAAATGAATGTTTGTGCCAGCCGGTACATGTTGTCGACACAGAACACGGTCACGGTGTCAAGGCCGCCCAGCGTGAATTTGTAGTCGTAGTTGACTATGAACCCGACGAATAGCAGTTCGGGGTCGTTGTTGTCGTCATAGCGAATCAGTTGCACGGCACGCCCTGGGGCAAGCCCTGGTACGCCTTGCGCCTGGTCATAGTACGGGTTGCTCGGGTCGTCATCAAACGGGTTGAACACGCCATCCGCCAGCGTGTCGTTCAAGGTGAATGACATGGTGCCGTTGGTAATTGCGTCGTTTTCGTCGGCGCGGCCACGTTTCACAGCTAGGTTCAGGGTGCCTTCAGCAACACTGGCAAATTGGGTGCTGCCATCGAGCACGTAGTCGGTGTTGTCCAGCACGCCTTTCACGGCATCATCGAGCACGAACCCGTCAACGAGAAACCCGACATCAACTAGCAGGTCATAGGTGCCTGCGTTGGGAATCGTTACGGCGGCCACTATGCCACCGCGATGTTGGCTGGGCCTTGCACCTGGTTGTATTGGCGGATTGCATTCACGACCGCTTCACCGATTTCAGCGCTAGTCGCCAGGCCGCCGTTGACGTTCACGGTGACGGTGCCCATTCCGCGCATGCGATCGAGCGGCACCACGGCTTCGGGGCCAGCCTCACCCAAAATCGCCATCGTCGGTCGAGTAACAATGCCGCCTGACGCCAGCATGGGGATGTCCGGCACATCGAAACCGCGGCCACCGATACCAGGTATCCAGTCGGGTGCCCTAAACGACAGTTTGCCTACCGTGCTGTTCCAAGCCGTTGCAATACCGTTGAAAATCGTTTTGTAGAACGTCATCACCGTGTTTAGGTAGCCCTTGATGAAATCGACGCTGGCCGTGATCGCGGTTTTGATGCCGTTAAACATGGCGTTGACGGCGTTGCGAAATGTTTCCGATTTGTTGTATGCCAGCACCAAACCAGCGACCAGTGCGGCAATCGCCATGACGACCACGCCGATGGGGTTGGCTGTCAGCACGAAATTCAGTGCAGCTTGAGCTGCGGCCGCCACCTTGGTGATGACCACATAGGCTTTAATGGCTGCGTTCATTACCAGGATGGCTGCAGCTAGGCCACCAATCACGCCAGCCGCAATCACGAACGTGGTGGTGTGTTCCTGGGCGAGCATGCCTAGTTTCTCCAAGAACGGCAACGTGGCCTCGATGACGGGCAGCAACGCATAGCCGATGTTCTCTTGGGCATTCTCAATCGCTACACCGAATCGGCGCATGCGGCCTTCGGCGGTGGCAGCGTTTTCGGCCATTGCGCCCCCGAACGTGCCGCCAAGCACTGACATTACAGTGTCTAGATCTGCGCCTTCTTTGATCAGTTTGGCCATTTCGGGCGACAAGCTGCGCAGGCCACGCATGTTGCCTTGGTATGCCATAGACAGCGCTTCTGACACGGTGGTCAGGTCTTTGCCAGTCGCGGCAGAGATGTCGAGCGCCATTTGCAGGCCGCCTGTGGCTTGCTCGACGTTCTTGGTGCCTCGCACAAGTGCCGCGTATGCCGGGCGCAACTGAT